CCCGCCGCAACGTTTGTCAAAAACTGGTCATAGCCGTAGTCTAGGCCCAGCGAATTATACCAATCCATTACGCCAGCTTGGAGCTGTGCTTCCATACCAGCGCCAATAATCGCCTCTCGAACCATTGTCTGGCCAAGATTTGCAGATGACCTAGTGAAAGCCGTGGGGCCCATCATGAAGAGCTGTTCTAAAAAAGCATCATCAGAAAATACGCCGCCAGCGATACCCAAAAAACCACCGACCGCGCCAAGCGTTGTTTCTCTTTCAGCAGATTCACGGCCAGCCTGGATTTCTTCTAGAGCTGTAGATGTAATTTTCTGATGCAAACTATCTCTGGTTAGGCTCTCGAACTCAGGATATAGCTCACGATTTGCGTTGAGATGGTCGAATACCTGATTTAATTGATACTCACGCCTTCTGTCATTATGCCCCTGGCTATCCGATGCGCCAAGGTAATTCCCTGGGTTGATGAAGGTTTGGCCTTCTTTTTCTTGGATAGAGTCAATGACAGGCTGTAGCTCTTCTTTCATAAGCTCTACATATGTGTCGATATTTGAGCCTCTTACCTGGCTATTATAAGCCGAACTCATAGCCTCAAAAAAGCCAAGCTCCTCTCCGCCGTAGGCAATAGGCGTATCGCCTATCCCTGTATTATAATATTGCTCATAGAAAATGCTCATTGCTGAACTTTCTTGAGGTCTATGAGATAAGGCTGACCGTTAGGTGCAAAGGATACGTTGCCTTCTTGCGCCAGTTTATAAATGCCATCACCGACAGAAATTAGGTTGCTTCTTTTTATTAAGGTCAAAGGTAGAGCGATTGAGTTCACTACCCCCAAGGGGGCCTGGTCATAGTCCACATAATTGCCTTGCCCGTCTTGTGTTACTGCCAGGGAAATTAAATCGTCCATAGTAGCCATGTTTTTAAACACATCCTCAACGCCATCAGCGGCCCTGATATTCTGAGGCACAATGATATTACGCCCGTTATATTCAGTAAATCCGCCATAGGCCTCGCCGCCTATCATGCGCTGACCAGCCGCCTCTTGCAGGGCTTGCTCATATAAATTACGATTAAAAGTGGAATCTGTGCTTCCGCCTCGGCCTAAATATATGAGGTCTGCAACAGATTTGAGGCGGTCCATAGTTTTAACCATGTTCTCAGTCTGCGCCAGGCCTTGCATAATAGTGACCCGCATATCTCTCTGGTCTGTCATTTCGCCAAGGGCTCTGTCTTCTTTGCCAGCCTTTATAACCTTGCCCAGCATCGCGGCATTGATAATATCGTCTGTCGAACCGCTTGCCATCAAGCCGCCAATATGAGCCATTTCAGGCGCATCTTTGTGAACTTGCTCTAAAACAGTCAAAGCATTTGAGCCGAAGCCCTCAACAATTCTTTTTAGAAGACCGGCCTGGGCTTCAATCGGAGCTTCGTTCAAAGCTGTAGCCAAGCCAGAGGCTTCAGATTGAGTAAGTATTTTTCTAGGTATTTCGTAATGACCGGCAACTTTATTCGCATGACTGACCCGAGACGCAACAGAGGCTTCTATTGCATCTTCGTCGGAGCCAGCCAAAACTGTCTCAACGACATCGACTTCCAGGCTCACGACCCCAGAACCGTTGGCCCAGGACAAAGGGTCGCTCTTTAAAGCTGTTCTCATAGCAGTGAGGCGTTTATCTAAATTAGCAATAGTTTCACTTAGCTCTGGCGAATACCCGTCTTCTCTTCCTTTTTGTCGCTCCTCTGTAATTCTTTTTAATAATTCTGATTCACTATCATCAGAGATATCATCAAAAAACTCAGACTTTTGCGAAAGCCTGGCAACATCCTGCCTTAACAAAGCAATCATTTCTGGCGGCGCACCAGCTTCTTCCATCGCGTCGATAGATGCGCTTACAGAGCTTAGGTCCTGGTCTCGGATTGGGTCGAACCGTTCAACCACTTTTTCTAACGCATCAACACTTTTGCTTACAGCCGTTGCCGCACTTTTCCAGGTTGCATTTTGAGCATTGGCCTCAGCCACCATGGGAGCGAGGCGAGACTTTACAACACGCAAACGCAACAAGTCGTCAGGAGTTGCGGCTGTGTCTCTGACGCCTTCGAGCCTGGTTTTCTCTTGAACAAGCTGTTGTATGTTGTAGCCCTGGACACCCTTGAAATATTCAATATTGCCTTCGGCGCTTGCAAGTTGCTCTTTCAGACTGGCTATCTTGTCTTTATCGCCGCCTTGCTCCTCTAAATTTGCTAGACGGGACCGCAACTTTTTAACCACACCATCGCCAGGCACACCGCCAGATGTGACAACGCTGGAAACATCTAGATTTATATCAGCCTTCAACACGGCTATCTCTGAATTGAGAGCCGCCTTATCAGCATTTGCCATAGTGCTGAATTGATTTGCCAGGGCTTGTGCAGTCGAATCTGACATACCTCTAGACAGCCCANCTGTCTTGCCAATGGATTTTTCAAAGTCATCCGCAAACTTCAGCTTTTCATCAACAGATGTGAGCCTATCAAATGCGCCACGCGACCTGGCTATCACAGCCTTTTTCTTAGAAGCAATCTTTTCCCTGGCAATCTCCTCTGACCCAAAGCCTTGAGCCTCAAGATATGTGCCCATCGTTTCCAGCTCCTGGTCGATAAGAGCATCAACGCCGGATATCTGTGACCTGGCTAAATTCTCCAGGCTCTCATTCATTGTGTCTAGTTTGATAGCGCCTTCAGCTCTCGCAATTTGCCTTTGCTTTTTGATATGGTCTTCTGAGAAATTTAAATATTGAGAGTTTCTGTAATTCTCCAGGTTAAGGCTCAGTGCCCTGGCCGAGCCTGGGTCCATCAGGGCCAGCGCATCTGAATAGCCTAGCGTCACCATGTCTAGGCGCTCTGCTAACTGCTCAGGAGTTTCGCCTAATTGCGTTGACTCCAGCATCTCCAAGCCCATAGATTTCTTGGCTTCAACCTCGACCTCTGCCGTTAGCGCCTTCACAGCGGTTGCAAACGCCGCTGAGTCCCTATAGCTGAAGTCTGAGGGGTCTTTGTCCTCTAGCTCTGCTAAGGCTCTCCTGGGATTCTCCGCACCCTGTTGCTGGCCTTCGAGCGTTTGGTTTCGCTTTGCCTGACCCGCCGCAAAGCCAGAAATGCGGTCCATCGCGTTTGCAAAAGCCTGTGATGTGCGAGCGGCCTCTCTGCCAGCCGCAAAATCTATCTTTGGCAGATTGCCTGGGCCTGTAGTTCTGACAGGTGAGTTTGCTAATCTTTCAAATAATTCGCTCATCCGCCAAACATCTCAAAGTTTTTGGCGTCACTTGAAGCGCCAGCGAAACTGGACATAGCGTTAATCTTTCCCTGTTGTTTTGCAAGGTTTCCTGCTCCTATATACTGAGCTGACTGCATGAACCCACCCGCCTCGATAATCGCAGACTGAGCTTGCAAAATCTTTTGGTTCTCTGTGCTTGCAAAAAAGTCCTCTGCTCCTTTGCCAACATTAAAAAACGCAAGATTTTGGACAGACCCAGAGAAGGGGTCTATCGAGCCAGCCGCCGCCCTTGCGTTGATTGACGCTAGATTTTGAGCCAGCTTTTGTAAAACGGAAATGCCTTGCTTTTTATGGTTCAACACCTCGGCGCGGTTCTGCAAAACTTTATTCTTTGCTTCCATCACGCTTTGTTGAGCTTGTGCGTTATACATCGCCTGTTGTGCGCGACCCGCTTGCATTTGGCCTATACCAGATAGCACCTGACCGCCGACTGCTATTGCTTCCATTTTATTGCCCCACCGATATTTTATAATCTAAAGCGAGAACCGTCATATCTAGCGGGACGCTTTGTGTAATTGTGATTTGCCCTTCTTTATCAAAGCCGAGAAGGGGGCCTACTGTTTTAACACCAGTGAAGTTTTGAACCGCCGTGTCCAAATTGTTCTGGCCAAATTGTCGAAACTGAACTTGTTGAGAATTTACCGTCATCGCCTGAGTCTCGAAAACCTCAGCGTTGACTTCTAGGATGCGCTTTTTAAAACCTCTCAGTGAGCCTGTCTGTAACTGCGGCTCGACGGGCATAGTCTTAATCTCAACCGAGTAATTTAAGCCGACTTCGTAGCCCGTGACGCTCGCCCTGTTAAATGCTACAGCGTTGCTGGTTACTGTCTTGTCAGCATGGATAATGCCATCCAGGATTATTTTTAAAACCTTGTCATCCAGGTGAGGGGTGCTTGCTGAACTAGCCGCACCTGTCGCTTGAACAGCACTATCTAGGTGAATTGTGCTATCAAAATACTCAACAAAATACTGGTCTGGAATTAAGTAATTTGTGACTGCAAGCCTGGTAGAGTCAGTTGTTGTAACAGTTAGGTTATTTAGCCCTGGGTCATCCCTTGCAACAGTCACAACATTCGCCGCAGGGTTTGCAACAGTCAGGCCGCTAACAGCATTAAGAGCTGTATAGATATTGTCTGCGGTTGTGTTATTGCTTTCATTTGCTCTTACAAAATGCGTATTGCCAGATGGAGAACTTGGAGAGCTACCACCAGCCGCCTCAAATTGCAGTGTTATCACTGTGCCATCATTTTTAGTAAATGTGAGTTTTGTGCCAACAGCAATATTTGCATAGTCAGTAACAGTTACAGTCGCATTAGTTAGCGGACCAACCGAGCGTTTGACGATTGTGTAAATAGTATCAACGTCCACGCCAACAGCCTTAAACTCACCATCAGTTGTGAACCTGGCGGGTGCTGTTACTTCTTGTGAGCGGAGCAGACTAAAGACAGTCAAAGAGCCATCTCCACCATTTACAATCATCAGACGGTCACTCTCATCCGTAGATGTTGCGCGGCGAATGGCCATATCAGTTGGCGTCTTAAATAAATGCCCTGACAGCATAGACACATTGCTAGTGTTGTAGGCCAGCTCTGTATCTGTAAAAGCAAGCTCATTAAGAGATTTACCTTTTCGCTGAATAAACAGTGTGCCTGAGTCAACGCCTACGATTGGAACGTCAGATTTTGAGCCGTTCCTGGTCGCAATCTTAACGATAAAATTTGAAGGCGTGATAGGCTCTAGGTTCGCCTGGGGAACGTAAAACTCGCCGCCAGTCGTAAAAATCTGCAAGTCTCTGCCAGAAAAGATATCTGTAACTGAGTTTAGGGTTGAAGTCGAAATTGTTGCTTCTAGGCTTGCATCGTCCAGCCCTTCGCCTTTATCGAAGTTAAAAAAGTCATTAACCCGTGAGGCCCAAACGGTTGAGGGCAGGGACTTAGAGCCAGCAAGCCATAACCGCCCTTCATGAAAAGTTACAGCCTTTGGCCAGCCGCGTGAATTAGACCAGACATCTTCATAACCAGTTTCAAGCTCCCAATTATTTACTGTTATTGCGTCAGTCGAGAAAAGGGGGATTTCTGCAACGCAGTTCACAACAGTACCAGAAACCCTTTCTATAATTCTTAACCGGCCAAACGAGTTTACAATATTGATATATTGATGAACATGAGCGGTTGTGAACACAGATGAGTTAGCTGTAATTTTTATATTACCGTCCGTTGCAGACGGGGTAATAGTCGCGTTTGGATTTGATGTGGCTAATGTAAATGCGTAGTAAGGCACTTCTGTAAAACTGATTGTCGATTTCGTCCAGGATGCATTGTCCGCACCGCGCACCAATTTCAATGGCGGAAGGTCCTCATGCACAAAAATAATCGTGTCGGCAGATTGAGCAAACCGAAGCTCGGGCAACATTGCCGCTGTGATTTCAGAAATAGCCAGGTAGTCATTACCTGTGGCGTTGATGTTTGTGATTAAGACGTTATCTCTTATGACGTAGAGCTTGCCTGGTGTGATGGCAAACATATAGCTGTCATCAGTATTAAACTCGAAAGGCACAAGCCTAACGCCGTTTGCCGCGCCGCTATCAAGGGTTGTGAGATATCGCAATCCTTCTCTGCGCTTTGCTCCGCCCTGCGGCTGAATAACGACGTTTGTAGCTGTCTGAAGCGCAGAATAATACTGCTTCAAATCAATCCTGGCGCGGAGAAGCGGGTCTATTTCACCGACGGAAAAGTTTGTTTGTATCTGGACAATCCGGCTCATCCACGCACTGCAATAAGACTGAAGTCCTCTATCGCCTCTATTTGACGGTTCTGGCTATCAATGCTGGTCGCAACCCGAAAGAAGCCGCCACGCATATTCTCAGAAGGTGTGCCCATTGCGATGCTTCTGAAATAATCAGCTTTGGTTATTTGGTCGGTCACTGTCTCAGCAATATTCCACGCCATCATATATTTGAGAAGTTGGATGAAGTAAGTAGGCATTTCGCCTTCGGGGGTTGCAAACTGATAATCAACAAAGATTTTCTCAGAAGATGTTAGCAACTTATCTTGCATGATTTCCCATCCGTATTGGATAGGCTTCGCTCCAGAAGAGCCGCTATCAAAGACAGCCCTGACGTTATTTATCCGGTCACCTGGAAGCACATACTCATATAAAAACTCATTTACTGGAGTGCTGGTTGTTCTTGCGAGTTGTGTTTTCTTAAAGGAAAAGGTCCAGGGAAACATCCCGAGCGTGCTGTCTCTGATGTCATCATAAAGACGGTCCGTGATTTGTGCGCTGTCAGTGCCCTCAGAAAAAGAGGAGAGAGGCGCGGCACCTAACATAATCAAAGCATCTGAACAAATAGATAATTTGGTATCGCCAGAGGCCATGCTATCTCTCCTTAGTTGGGAGGGGCGGGGAAATGAAACCCGCCCCCAGGGAGGAAAATTTTAGTCGCTATCGGTAACAGCGATTGTTGTGCCATCTGACACATCAACGACTGTGCCAGTGTTACTTAAAACGATGACAAGCGACGCTGTTGGTGTAGCGGAATCATGTATATACATGAGGTCCCCAACCTTCAGAAGGTCAGCGGCACCGTTGAAATAACCCGCCGAGTTGACTGCGGCGATAGCGTCCGCTGATGTGTAAGCCCACATCTGAGGTGCAGTTCCAGCTTTGCCCTGACCGCCGATAGGTTGCAGACCAGTTGATGAATAAGCCATATCTCAGTCTCCTATGATTCGCGACAAGTGATTTTTGTGATGCCCTCAGGGTCAATAGCAACAGACCCAGCGCTAAACATTGACGCCACCAAGAAGGATGTTTTCTCTGGAATGTAATCAACGCGACTTTGCTGGTTCATTCCAATGCCAAGACCCATTGCATCTTTTTGGAAGGCATAAACGATGCGGTCACTCGAACCATCAATAGCCAGACCGCCTTCGTCTCTGTCGCCCAGAGATATGAAGGTGAATCCTAAAAAGGCATTTACGTCCCCAGTTACAAGGGCTTTCACAGTATTGAAATCAGAACTTGTTACTGATGTCTCAGCAAGCAAAGCATCCATATTATTAGCATGTGCAATAATACAGCGACCCTCGGCAGGAACGTTTTTAGCGTCCATTGCTTTCTTCGCCGCACGAAGTTTTGCTACGTTCAGATTTGTTCCTGAACCGCCAATGGAGTTCGCCACAGTGTTTGTGCCAGATGAAGCAACCAGGGCGTCAATGACAACCTGGTCCATACGTCTGCCAATCGCGCCAGAAACTACCTTGACCAACTCAGCGCGGTCTTGAAAGTTTACTTTAGCTTGGTTAAATATGTCACTGTATTCAGCGGCAATATAGTCTTCCATAGTCGCAGTAACCTGGCTGTAAGTTACAGACATTGGGGTTACGTCGGTTTGTGGAACTCGGATAGATGCTGTGCCCTTCCCAATCTTTGGAAATTTCACAGTAGACCCTTCAACAGCTCGCTCACGAACAAGGCCAGCCAGCGCTCTTTGACCCTGATAGGCTTGCTTCACCTCACTGTCGAAAAGGGTTACAAATGCATTGCTAATAGAAACAGCCATTTGCTTACTCCTTTGAAAAATTAAACGTTAAGGTTACACCGCAAACGGTTGTCCGATGGGGCCGTGTTCTCGGGTGAACTGGCCGTAAAAAAACGGTTGTCAGTTGCTCAAACATATCCACCTCAGAATATTCTTGCAACTAACAACCGTGTCATTTGACTATTGTATTACGTCTTAGGCTTCACCAAACGCCTTTAAAAACTCTTGCTCAACATTTCGGGTGAACGCCATATCTACTCCATAACGTGGGTCGCCCACCATGTCATCAAGCTCCTGACGGGACACCGTAGCGCCTTCTTGTAGGTCGATTGCAGGAATGGGGGCCTCATTATAGCTCTGACGAATTTTGTTCATAGCCGTTATGAAATGCCCATTTGTCGAAGCATTTGCTAGTGCTTCTGTCTCTTCTGACGATATGACGCCTGATGAGCCCATTTTAACAAGCCATTGCTCAGTCTCAGAAATAATCCGGTCAGCATTCCGGCCTATCTTTGCTCGCTCATCTTGAACGCTTAACGCCGCAATTTCTTCCGCATCTCCAACAGAGTTGAAATACAAAGACGCAAACTCATTAAAAGCGTCCTGACTAATTCCGTGTTTCTTAGCCAGTTCAAGATAGCCTGTCGCCATTTCGTCATCTTCTGCAATACCAGAATCAGACATAACATCCATAGCGTAAGCCCCGTCCTTTGGAGCTTTGTGCAAGCCCTGGCTCATCTTGGCTCTGAGTTCATTGTAAGATTTGAAAACACCCTCAACATCAGGCCCCTCATCATCAGACCAGAACTGACCAGGAATCCACTCCGGTCTGTCGCCCCAGTCGATTGGCTCGTCCGCATCCTCTTCGTTATGCATATGCGGCATCGCATCAGTCTCATCTGACTGAGCTGGTTCTTCTTGCGGGTTTAAATTTAGGAGAGTTTGTTGCTCTTGGTTATCGCTCTGCGGCTCCTCAACAGAGTTCTCGCTCACGGCCAGCTCTTCTTCGTTCATAAGGCTCTTCCTCTTTTAATGCGCTTCTCGATGTCTCTGACCAAGGAGTTTTGACCCTCACGGTGAAAACCATGAGAGGGGTCATCCCCTGGAAACCAGGTCGCCTGTTCTATCGTGATATTTCGCAGAAATTCAAGAACCGCCTGGCCATCCTTTGTGGAGAAGCATCGCACAAAGGTCTTGTCAATTTCTTCACTCACTTGGCTTGGCTCCCTGCATTTCGCTCATAGCCGCTTGCATTTGCTCAACCACAGCCCCGCGCTCTTCAGCATTGTTTATGACGCGGCGAGGGATGCCCATCTTCTCAATAATGTAATCAATCATTTCATCCTGGTTGATTGCTACCTGGCCCATTGGCCCTGCGCTCTGAGCAATCTGAGCGAACTGCAACACATTCTGTAAATCATCCATATTCTGCGCCTGGGCGAGGGGGCTAACAGGAATAATCCTTACAACCTTACCATCAGCTTTCAGCGGCATATCGAGGAGATTCTGCTCATCCATAACGTATAAAATCCGGTTTACCAGGGGCATCATGCACTCAGTTATCAATCTGCCATAAGCCGCGCCCATGTTCTGGGACAGCTCCTTCATCCTTTCCACGATTTCCGTGGCGGACCTGGCTGACTGAGTATCCAAAGGAAGCGTATCGTCCAGAAGCATTTTCTTGATGCCCATCACCAAGTCGTTAATCACTAGCTGGCCCACATTGAAATCAGCCGCAGACTTTAGCGCCTTGAGGCTTTCGCCCTGAGGACCGCCGTTCCTGGCAACAGGAATAATCGCGCCTGGAGCAATCGTAATGTTATTGGGATTTAACACACCATCGTCAGCCGCAGTGTAAACACCAGCTACAGCGATGCTTGCATTTTTAAGCACAAGCTCTTTGACTTTGTTCAATGTTTTGATGTCAGGCAACGCACTAACTAGAGGCCCACGGCCATAGACTTCGCCCGATACTTTCATATATCTGGCGACAATCCAGGGGCTAACCTTCATTGTCCGATAGACGATATCCTCAGCGCCGTTTGCTTTTTTGTCTTTTGAATATACTAAGTGATAGCAATAAGTCTGCATTTTCTCAGACCAGACAGTTGCTTCAATCAGGTCAATCTCTTCTTCGGGCTTCTCGATAACCTTTTTCTGAAGGTCAGCGGAGAGCTTTGCATCCGGCCATTGACGTTGCAAAACATCCAATCTGACACGCATCTTACGATATACGTTATCAACCACACCATAAGGGCCTTCTTCTAGGCTCACCAGGTATTGTGGCACAGCCGTGAAGCGGACAGGGCCATCATCATCGCCAGGCTGGACCAGCATCACAGCGGTTCCAACACACAAATCTAACAGGAACTCAGACATCGCCAGGTCAAAATTTGTCTGGCGTATAACGTCAAACATCTTTTCTGTATAGATATCGAGGGCCTGACCTATCTCATCCTTGCGCTCCTCAGGCACATCATTCCCTGCTTGAAGTCTGCACCAGTTGCGGTAAGGCGGAAAGAGAGCTGACTGAATACGGTTAGCAAATCGCTGTGTTGAATTGACAGCCGTAGCATCAAAAACCCTGGCCATCTTGTTTTGTCCAGGCGTCTTGCCCTCATAATACCCCGAGTAGAGGTTTCTTTGAGGCAATGCAAACTCATAACACTCCTCGTAAATCGTGCGCCATTGGTCTTTTCGAGCCTCGGCCTTCTCAGCCCGCTTCATTATTTCACGCGGTTCAAGTTTTGACATTTTTTAACCTCTTAGATATTGCCGCAGACTTGGCTCTCGCGTCCGCCTTCGACGATGCTCCCCAGGCATTGAGGCTCAAAAGCAGTCTGGTGGGCTTCCCTTTGCTGTCACGCTCAGGGCCAGAGTTGCCAGCCATTCGCGCCAAGAATGAAGCCCGTCTCGGGTTATTACCTGATTTGACAGGGGCCTTTAGCTTGGAGCCGGTTGTCCTGTTGAAGTGGGCTCGACCAGCCGCATTAAGGCCGCCAGACGGATTTTGATGGCGTTTAAGGGTCATCCCTTGGCCGACCTCATATTATCCACAAGATTAGGATATTTTCTGCCACCGCGTCTGGCCATGTCCATCGCACGTTTCTTTTGCTTCTTAGAGAGTCCCTGCGGTTTGCCTAAAGACTTAGGTCGAGGTTTATCCCAAACTTGTTTTTTCATGCGCCTAAGGTCCTTTTCTTTATTCCGCTCGTTGCATTAGCTCTTGCCGGTGAAAGCAGTAACCTGGTTGAACGTTGACCAGCGGCGCTCCTCGACCTGGTTCGCCTGAGTGCTGTCCTTTTAGAGCTTGTGGCCTGGGCCTCTTCTTTCTTAACTGCCGCCGCTTTCTTAACTGCCGCCGCATTTTCAGCTTTAATTCTTTGCGCTAAAGCATTGTTAGCTTTCTTGCTTGGGTCAATCCCAGCGACCTTGCCAACAGTGCGAACCACTTTCCTAATCGGTTTAAAAAAAGACTTAAATCCAAATCCCATAGCTACGCTCCTAGAGTTGTGCCAGAGCCTTTTTCAAGGCCTTGCGCCGCAGACCCGCCCCGAGCAGACGAAAGAAGCAACCGATAAGAGCCCCGACGCCTGGCCTTTGCCGATGCCGCCGCAGTTTGCTGTGCAGATTTTTCTTGCTGGTTTAGCCGCGCTTCTTGCTGGTCAAGGAGTTCTGTCTGCTTTGCCATCGCATCAGCCTGTGCTTTCATCGCTTTGGATGTATCAGGCATCTTTGGCTTAGATAAAATACCGCCCATTTAATAGAACCTCACATAAACAAAATAATCATCGCCCTCTGGTCCGTAAGCCCGAAGGGTT